AGATCTAGTAACTCTTAAATTGGCTTCGGGAGAAGAAGTCATTGCAAAATTCACAGGCAAGGCTGACACATACGTCAGTATTGAAAAGGCACTTGTATTGATGCAAGGTCCACAGGGCCTGGCATTTGCTACATTTTTCTCCACTGCCAGACAGGACGTACCTTTTGATATTGCAATAAGCAAGATTGTGTCGATAGCACACATCAACGACAAGATCCGTGATGAGTACAACAGAGTCTTCAGCAAGATCGAAGTTCCTGCAAAACCCAAGATTATAACATAATGGCACACTTTGAAAAACATAGCATAAGCGTCAAAGCACTGATTGACACAACAGAAGCCATGTTGAATGCCATGGAGGAACACGGAGTTGATCCAGAAACGGTGACCAAAAGAAACGAATTCACAGTGTTGATCCACTTCTTGAAATCAATCATCGATGGAGAATTAAATATCCCAAACGAGCTGACAGATGTTATCAGAGAAAAAGGTGAAGAATGGATTCAGCAAGTGGACAAGGTTAATAAAAAGTTAAATTAATCAGTGACAAGAGGACTCAAAGACTTTCATCCCTCTATAAACATTCTGCAAGTCATCAAAACAAGGAGAAAAGATGACTTACTACTCAACTAAAACATACGGACACAACATAGGACTGGCCTGTGTGTTCAGACAACCCAACGCAGATCACTCACACTGCCATCTACTACACGGATACAGTCTTGCATTTAAATTCACATTTGGATGTAAGGGACTGGACAACAAGAACTGGGCAGTGGACTTTGGTGGACTAAAGCCTTTGAAGGCTTGGTTGGAAGATCACTTCGATCACAAACTTGCACTGGACAAGGCAGATCCATTTTTAGAAACATTCAAGCACTTAGAAAGTCTTGACTTGGCAGAAATCAGAATCTTCGACGGAGTGGGTGCTGAGATGTTTGCCAAACATGCATTTGACTTCGCTGACAAACTGATCAGAGAGAAAACAGATGATAGATGTTTCGTGGAAAGTGTTGAATGTATGGAACACGGAGCGAACAGTGCCATATACACTAGAGGATAAAATATTAATCGAGTACGATCATAAACTTGTCAAGGTTGATGTTTACGACACCCCGCTAGGTAAAAGATTCATAGAAGCACTTAAGGACAATCTATTAAAAAAAAGAATACTGGAGAAGAACTTCTGTTTCCTGGGTTGGGCGGACTCCAACAGAGATTTAAATTTTCTTTGTCGTGAGTTGAACAAAAGCATAGAACAGATCAACTCATTCAAATTCGATCCACCATATGAAAGGATGGATCCCTTTGTTGCGGACGATTTCCAGTACAGTTCAAGATTACCCATAGGCAAAGCGATAGACGGTGATGTTAAAAGGACACCTGGACTTAGGTTGAAACACGAGGCATGTAATCTACTACACAGATATTTCGAGGACCTGCAAGGCACAGCATGGAAACTTTCTGAGTATTACAAACAGGCAGACCATGAAACAAAGTATGCCATAAGACAGTTGAATAACATATGCCATGAAATAGAAAGTTGGGTAGAAGCATACAGGAAAAAGTTTATCGAACCTGAATGGATAAGGCCTTCACAGATAACCACGTTCCTAAACTCACCGAGGTATAACCTACACGAAGAAGATTATGACTTGTTCAAACAGAACAGGTATGACAGAGAGTTGGGTGGTGTGTACCTACACTGGTCACAGGTAGGCAAAACTTTGTATGAGGTTTACAGAGACGAACACGCACCTAAGATGACAGACGCACTGTGTTCAGCAATAAATCACCAAAAATACTACTCGGGGGAATTTGATATTGAGTGGGGGGATACGATCACGGAACAGACACATGATTTCAAAAAAGAAGAAATGGACGGATACCGAGTATGGCTGAAGGAAAACAACTACGATTGGGAAGATCCAAAACTTTCTCTTGGGTACATTAAGATAGGACAGGTAGATTTGGCCACATCTTTTCAAAATCGTCCGTTCCTTGGAATATACGACATGATGAAAGATAATTTAAATATAAAGAACATCACTATCAGGGGTAAAGAAACTCATGAAAATGATTTTTCTTACACACTAGACAGTAAGGACTGGAAACAGATACAAATGGAAGGATTGAAAAGGGGATATGAATCACGTAGTGTGCGTTAAGTGGGGCAACAAGTATGTTTCACAGTACGCCAATGTACTCAACAGCATGGTCAAGAGACACACCACTGTGCCTTTTGAATTCCATTGTCTAACAGATGATCCTGCAGGATTGGATCCAGAGATTAATGTAATCAAACTACCAAACGATCCATGGATCAAATCATGGTGGAGCAAACTTTGGATGTTCGCACCAGAGATGCCACTGCAAGGGAACATACTATTCTTTGATCTGGATGTTGTGATATTCGAAAACATAGATCAGTTGTTCACTCACAATCCTGACAAGTTCATGATCATAAGAGACTTCAATAGATGCAGAGTAAAAGACTGGAAACTGTCCAACTCCAGTTGTATGCGTTGGCAGTCAGGTACAATGAACTACCTGTGGAATGAATTCAAAGACAGATCAGCACAGATAATGCAACAGAACCACGGAGATCAAGATTGGATAACCAAGAGGGCCAAGAACGATATCAATTGGTGGCCAGATGAATGGATAAGATCGTACAAGTGGGAGATGGTAGGACTGAAAGATACCAAACTGCTGACCAACAAGGATGGCAAGAAATGGTTTAGGAAACCGGCTAAAATAGAACCCGGCAATAAGGTAGCAGTATTCCATGGATCACCAAACCCCATGGAGAGTGCAGACAAGTTTGTGGAGGACAACTGGAAATGAAAAGTTTCGGCAAAGTGGATGTGAAAAGGATCAAACCCGATCTATCAGACATACCCGAAGACTGCGGCTACGAGAAAAAATTCCGGTTCAACATAGACATGAACTCAAATGGTATAGTGGGTGACTGCATAGAATGGTGCCAGATAAATTGCGAAGGCAAATGGGGTTGGTGGTTTAAGGGACCTACTGAGCTTTATGATCCTATGCGCCATAACTGGGAGGACCAAGACAGTTACATGAGTTTCCAATACAAAAGAGATGCCACAAGATTTTGGTTGGCCATCGGAGTTAATAACATGGGGGAGAGAAGTAGATAATTAATAGTATGGAAGGTTACGAAAATCAAAAGTGGTTCGAAATTACAGACGAAGCCAAAAACCAGATAGAGAAACTTCTGTCTAAGAATCCTGGAAAGTATGCTGTAAGTTTAGCGGTACAGGGAGGCGGATGTGCAGGTTTCAAGTACGAGTGGGGATTTGCAGACACAAAAGAATCTATAAACAAAGATGACCATGTGGAAGACTGGCATACAGGACGTTTCGTTGTAGACGAGACTTCAATGCTGTACGTGGCAGGAACCAAGATTGACTGGATAGAAGAGACCTTTGGTTCTCAATTTGAAATAACCAATCCTAATGCATCTAGTGGGTGTGGGTGTGGAGAATCATTTGGGGTGTAATGGACACAGCATTCATAGTTGGTAACGGTGAGTCAAGAAACATATTTCCAATAGAAAACTTAAAAGGCAAAGGTGTGATATATGGTTGCAACGCCATATACCGAGACCACCCTATGCTGTGTGATCACATAGTGGCAGTGAATCCTCCTATGTATGAGGAACTGGCGACATGGCACAACAACGGAAAGGAATCTCCACAGATATACGGAAGAGATAATATCTCAGAATGGGATTACATCTGTGATGGTGATGATGAAACAGATGTTCCCGAAGGACTTAAGATATACAGAGTGTGGAGGGGTGGTGACATCAAGAAAGGTGGCAAGATAAAAACCAATGACTTCAGCAGAGCCAAGGGCTCAGGGTGTTCCGCTGTATTGTTGGCCGCCGAATCTGGTGTGAAAAATATAATAATACTGGCGTTCGACATAATGGGTGCTAGACAATGGGAAATGGAAACTCCCAGCAGGATACAGAACAACATATACAAGAGCTCTAACAACTATCCAGGACGAGAAAGCATGAAGGCATATCTCAAGTATGAATGGATGTATCAACTCAGACAAACCTTTAGGAAGTTTCCGGGCACCAACTTCCATTTCATCAACAGGAGGGAATACCTGGAAGGCAACCCGTTCCTGAGATGGTACTTCGATCAACCAAATATAAAGTGTGGGATATACGCTGACCTGCAGAGATGGATCTCTGGAGCCAGGGATGATATCAAGTGGAAAACCCTATAAGGTTAATGTGCTACTAGCATCAAGTTTGTAGACTTTACGCATCTTCACACCAACCTTCTGTGCGAACTTCTTGGAATCGCAACCTTTACAGACATGCTTGTAATCATTCGAAGCACGATTCGGATCGACCTTGCTTTTGGGCCTCATGAATGTCTCTGAACAGGCATCGCATTTGAACACATAGATAAGGTTCTTCCTGTGGAAGGTATGCATTGTGCCTAATTTACTCTCCCTTTTATACAATCTCATTGTTTTAAGGGTTTCTATGAACATATTAGTATTTAATAAATACGAGTATCATATTATGGCAAGATTAAACATAGACACAGGAGCAGTAGGAAATCCAGCAACAGGCGATACTTTACGTACCGCTATGACGAAGATCAACACCAATTTTGAAGAGGTGTTTTCACTTGTAGGTGATGGTGACACAGGATTGTTGACAACCAGTGTAACGAATGGTAATGTAAAGGTTCAACCGAACGGTGCAGGTGTTGTTGAAATAGATCAATTACAGGTCAACAACAGTACAATTACACCTATTACTACCAATGCAAATTTAACACTGAGTGCCAATGGATCAGGAAACATTGTTGTAGGTGCTCTTAAAGTAAATGGTACTACAATTAGTTCGGATGACTCAACAAAAATATCAATAGCAGAAGCGGTTGATGTAAATGGAAATTTAAAAGTAACAGGCGCACAGATAGACTTCACAGCACTTCCAACTTCCGACCCAGGGGTCGCAGGAAGATTATGGAGAGACGGTACAGCAGTCAAAGTAAGCGTCTAATAAAAGGTAAGCGTTTGAGATGGCAAAAGAAATAATCAACACTGGAGTGGTAGCCGATGATGGTACAGGTGACACTATCAGAAAAGCCGGTATCAAAATCAACAACAACTTCACAGAACTATTTGCCACGAGCTCGGCACTATCACAGATACATTTCATAGAAAACAATATCAGTGCCACATTAACAAATTCAGATATAAGCCTGTCAGGCAACGGAACGGGCATTGTCCGTATGTCGTCAAGTCTGACCATAGACTCAACAGTGAATCTGTCAGATAACGAAATCAAAACCAACACATCAAATGCCGACTTGGTGTTGACCGCATCAGGTACAGGAATCATAAAACATTCTTCTAATCTTGATGTCGACAATGGCGAGATAGACGGGACACCCATAGGTGCCGCAACACCATCATCAGCAACCTTCTCATCATTGACTCACAACAGTTCTGCACTACCTGTGGACGGCGTCACTATCGTGGACAACACTATTTCAGCAAATGCATCAAACAGCAATCTTGCTTTTAGTCCGGCGGGTACTGGGTATATTGATGTGTCAGGCATCAAATTGCCAAACACCGACGGTGCCGCGGCACAGGTTCTCAAAACAAATGGCAGTGGTCAACTTGCATGGCACACAGTGGATCTGTTGTTCGATGTGTCACAGATCGAAGATGGTACAGCGACATTAACTGGCAACTCATCAGCACAGGCTATTGACTCATTCAGTGCCTCGACTTATCGTAGTGCCAAATATCACATACAGATATCAGACTCTACTGCAAATAGATTTACAATAATAGAAGCAAATGTCACTCACAATGGAACAAATGCATATGTCAGTACATTTGGTGCGGCGACTAACGGAGTCAATGACGGTTCTACAATATATGACTCTTTGGATATATCAGCAGACATCAACAGCGGTAATGTTAGGTTGCTAGGAACAGTAAATAACACTAACAGTCAGGTTATTAAATTTGTAAGGAGACCTGTTAAGGTATAATATGGCAAGAATTAGTTTAAATGTAGGTAATAACGCAAACGACGGTACAGGTGATAATTTACGTACTGCGATGCAGAACGTGAACACTATGTTCACTGAACTGTATGAGTCTCCGTTATTTTCAGGAAACATAACAGTCAGCGGTAACAACATCAGTGCCAACAGAACTAACGACGATCTTGTTTTGGCACCGAGTGGTACGGGGTCAGTGACTGCACCAAAGATCATCATAG